CGACGATGACGACAAGAAGAAGGCCCGTGGCGGTCGCGCTAAGAAGCAGATGGGTGGGCCTATGGGCGATCCCCGCGCGTCTGGGCAGGCTATGCTTGATGGTTCGGCTGCGGTTGGTGGCGTGCCTAAAGAGCTTCTGGCGTTCGCCCCAAGCATGCCTAGCGCAGGCATGAAGAAGCACCTTGGTTTGAAAGCTGGCGGCAAGGCAAAGCACACTGACGAGGCAATGGACAAGGCTCTCATCAAGAAGATGGTTAAGCCAGAAGCCCGCGCTAAGCGTCAAGATGGCGGCGGCGTGTTCAGCGGCTCTGGGTATCCCGGTAAAGTACCGGGTGTTGTTCCGGGCGGGCGTATGGCTCGCAAGGGCGGTGGTCGTGCCGGCAAGAACAAGGGCACCAACATCAACATCATCATCAGCCCCGGCAAGGGCGGTGCTCCGGCGGACATGCAGGCTCCCATGCCTAATATGCCTTCCATGCCTTCGCAGGGTAATCCTCCGATGCTCCCGCCGGGTATGCCTCCGATGCCTCCCCAGATGGGCGGCGCACCGGGTATGCCTCCGATGCCTCCGCGCCCGCCGCAGGGCGGACCTCCTCCCTTTAAGAAGGGTGGTCGCGTTTATAGGTCGTACAAGGACATGGACGCTGGCTCAGGCTCGGGTCTAGGCCGACTGGAGAAGTCTGAAATCCAGAGCCGCAGGTAATCTACGGCGGCCATCAGCGCCGTGGATATGGGACGGAAATGTAGCCCCCCTGCATTTCCGTCCCTACTTATCGTGGGGGACCGCAAGAAGGGGGGCGGTTATGGCTTTGACATACCAAGCGTTTTTCCAGCATGAAGTGGAAAAACTAATACAGGCTGAGATTCTGCGACTTAAAGATAGTCTAGTCTCTGCTCACACATCCTTTGATTTTGTCGCGTACAAACACCAAGTTGGAATAATCGTAGGACTTCAGCGAGCCTTGGAGCTTGTGGAAGACGCCGAATCCGTTGTCAACGGCGGCGATAACCAGAGGGGGTAGTTATGCCTTATATGCTAATGGACCATGATGTCGATCCGGCGGAGAAACTCATCGAAGAGATCGGTGATTTGTCAACTATCGAACTGTTTAATAACCAGATTCTGGTGGGCGTCTACATTCGCCCTGAGAAAATGAAGAGCGGTTTGCTGTTGCCTAATCAAACAACAGAAGAGGACCGATTTCAGTCCAAGGTTGGGCTTTTGCTCAAAATGGGGCCGAGCGCGTTTGAACCAAATGATGAAGGTTGGTTTAAGGGTGAGACGTTTAATCTTCATGATTGGCTGGTTTTTCGCCCGGCTGACGGGTGGAGCATCACTGTTCATGGCGTCCTTTGCCGAATTTTGATTGATACACAAGTCAAAATGCGGCCTCAAATTCCCGATGAAGTATGGTGAGGAGATAAAAATGGCTGGAAACAATGAACAATTGTCATTGGATGTAAATGACGAAGCTACGAAATCCGAAGAGCCGACTGTTGATGTAGTTGTTGAGTCTGAGCCTGCGGTAAGCCGGGCCAGCGACGGTGGTGGTGAGGACGATGATGTCCAATCGCAACTAAAACAGCTTCAGCAAAACTTGGAAACCGAACGTAGGGCGCGCAAAGAAGCTGAAGTTCGCGCTCGTGACGCCACACAACACGCCAATAAAGCGTACTCCGAGGTGGAAGATACCAACTTCCAGCTTGTTGTGAACGCTATAGACACCGTTCGGCGTGAGAACGACATCCTGAGAAGCCACTACAAGGAAGCTATGTCGGTCGGTGACTACGACCGCGTGGCTGAAATTCAGGAGTCTATGGGGTCAAACTCAGCCAAGCTGCTCCAGTTGGAGAACGGCAAGGCTGCGATGGAGGCTAGGCCGCGTCAACAGCAGGTTCCGACCTATGCTGACCCGGTTGAAGACTTTGCATCCCGACTGTCAAACCGTTCGGCTGAATGGATTCGCAGGAACCCGCAGTTTGTGACTGACTCTCGCCTGCAACAGAAGATGATTGCAGCACACAATCTGGCTGTAGCCGATGGTTATCGCCCGGATAGTGACGAATACTTTGAGTATGTTGAAGACACACTCAAGGCCCGACGCCAACCTCAGCAGGAAACCGCTGCAAACACGGATTCACCCATGTCTAGTGCGGCTAAACCTGCTCCTCGGGCTGCTCCCCCTGCTGCTCCGGTCAACCGTAGCTCATCTCAGCGTGGAAACACGGTCAGATTGAGTTCTGCGGAGGCTGAGACGGCCAAAATGTTTGGGATGACCGATCAAGAGTACGCAAAACATAAACTTGCGCTTCAGCGCGAAGGCAAAATGAACTGATAGGAGTTGAAAATGGAAAATATGATTAGTGAAGGCCCTCGTCGTCGCGGGCGCCGTCCGAAAGAAGATGATTCGGAGACCCAAGTTGTTGAAAACTCTGTCCCTAGAGTCGAAATGAGGTCTGACATGAGGGAAGAAAGCTCTATTGAGCGCGCTAAGCGCAGGACGGCTGAACTAAGTGGCCAGTTAGAGCATGTTAATGAAGGCGGCGACAAGTTTTACGTCGATGCTGACATGATCCCAGAGGGGTGGGCTTATGAGTGGAAGCGCCGGCTGCTCCTTGGGGCAGAAGACCCAAGCCACATGGTCGAATTGGCTCGCTCTGGTTGGGAGCCCGTCCCGTTGAACCGCGACAACAAGCATCTGGCTATGATGCCGGCGGGTTGGGCCGGAAATACCATTGAGCGTGATGGTATGATCTTGATGGAGCGTCCTTCGGAGGTGGTTGAGGAAGCCCGCCGCCGCCACGATTACCTTGCCCGCAAGCAGGTTCGGGATAAGGAAGCCCAGATTGCTGGCACGCCAGATGGCACGCTTACCCGTGACCATGCTCAGGCTCGCCCGCAGATTAAGAAGTCTTACGAGGCAATACCCGTTCCAAAAGACTAGACTCATTTTGGTGTTTGGGGCCACTTTCGGGTGGCCCTTTACATTTCTAAGTAAAAAGTGGTATTTTGCAAACAAGGCCCCGTATGGGGTCTAATGCCTCCCTCGGTGAGGAGGTAAAACTTTTCCGGTTCTTAGTCGCCCCGGTGCGCGATGATGAACCTCCTGTAAGAAGGAGTTTCCGTCATGGCGAATACAAGTGCGCCTTTCGGTTTTCGTCAATACAGCGGTAATGGTTCTGCTCCGACGTATGAGCAGGTTGAAGTCCTGATCGCTTACAACGCTACAAACATCTTTAACGGCGACCCTGTAGAACCCGACGCCAATGGCCTCGTTGTTCAGGGCGACGGCACAACTGCGGCTGCGGGTATTGCTGGCATCTTTATTGGCTGCAAATACCTTTCGGTTTCGCAGAAGCGCACCGTTTGGTCCAACTATTGGCCCGGCTCTGATGTCGCATCGTCAGAAGATGTCTACGGCTACATTATCAATGACCCGAACGCTAGATTCTTGGTTCAGACGGGAGGCACGGGCGCTACGCAGTCAACCGTTAACCTCAACGCTGGCTATAGCATTGGCTCTGGAAACACCGCAAACGGCATCTCTGCTGCCCTTTTGGATGTTACCACGGCGGCTACAACCAACACGCTCCCGTTCCGCGTTGTCGGACTTGTCACTGAGCCTCCGGGTTCGGCTGGCACGGAAGCTGGCGCTTACAACTATGTTATCGTGGGGTTCAATAACGTGACCACGAAGAATCAAACCGGCATCTAACAGGAGTAAGGTAAATGGCTGTCAATCTCTCAGCAATTATAGACCTTCTCCTCCCCGGTCTCCGTGGTGTTGAAGGCAAGTACGAGCAAATTCCAAGCCAGTACGACAAGATGTTCACCAAGCATGAGTCAAAGATGGCTCTGGAGCGCACGGCAGAAATGCGCTTCCTCGGCCTCGCTCAGCTCAAGACTGAAGGCGGCCAGACCGCTTTCGACAACAACGCTGGTGAGCGTTACGTCTACAATCAGGAGCATACGGAAATTGCTCTCGGTTACGCAATCACCCG